GTGGGTTTGTTCCCCCACTATCTGCTGACATTTATGTCGCGCAGACCCAGCGTCGTTTTATGCTGAACGACGACGCTCGTTCTTTGCTGGCAAAGCGATCCACAAGATCACCCCGGTGAAGGGCGTCATGGAACCACTCTAGCAGTCCGGCTTCACCCTCAACAACGTATTTCTCGCTGTTGGGAACAAGAACCGGAACGCGCCTCTCGGGTCGCTGGAGTTCAGAGTTAAACCTCTGAGCGTCAACTTCCGTTGGGAGGAAGGTAGCCTGATGCAAATAAGCATCAGACTCTGCTGAGTACGCGCTAGCAATCGGAAGCCTGACAAATTCAACCAAGGATTTGTCAAGATCTGATGAGAAGGCCCACAACCCGGCTCTATAAGCCCGGTTTCGAAGGTCTACTAGTGCGGCGATTTCAGCTGCATCACTGCGTGAGCTAGGAAGCTCAGACCGCGCTCTAACAACTGACACATCAGTGCCATTGTAGAACTCGGCTCCACAAGACTCTCTGAACCTTCCGGTCCAGAAGGACTTGGCTCGGTTGACTTTTGCACCGAAGTGCTCAAGCCAATCGACGGCGCAGTCGATCGCATCAACGGGGATGATAAGATCATCTCCGTAGACGCTGACGCGCCCCACCAGATGGTGGGGGTGAACGCGGTGGCGTCCTGTCTGCTCCATAGCAGCCCCAATGAGGATGGTAAAAACCATAGCCTCAAAGGGAAATGTAAGAGCAGACCCCATGGAAGCGAATTTCTGGAGAGGTATAATACCATAACCAGGAACTTCAGCCCTATAACTACGACAGGCCCAAACGAACTCCCACAAGTGGGGGTATGGTTTGAGCATGGTGTAGATGAGAAACCAATGAATCCGATCGGAAGCTTCCGAAAGGTCCAACGTACCCGAGTCTTGAGAGACAGAGGCGTGTTGGGCCATGGAACGATTCCTTTCCTGATCTTGGAATCCGAGTACCCTTCCAAGGGGTCCTCGCGCAATCTCCTCGTAGAACAACCGCTTGAGCCCCTGCTGTGCGTACTGCACGGAAGATGGTTCAATTGCGATAATCCTCGGGGTTGATTGTGTCTTGGGCACGGAAATTACCCTCACAGGTAATTCTTCCGTCATGGGAACGAGGTCGGTCCCTATACCCTGAGGGGTATTGGTGGTGTACCTCCACTTGGGAAAGACGGCTTCAAGCCGCTCAGTCCAATAGGAGTACTGTCGCTTGTCCTTTTGGGTCAAGCGTTCAGCAACTGCACCAGGGCCGTGCTTCGGTACAAGTTCCCAGTTCGCGATTTGATTATCGGCGTGCTGGAACATAGTACCGAAGAACCTACGGGATATGCGTGAGAAGGTTTCAAGCTTCTCAGGGTCTAAGCGACCCGGCAATCCTGTAAGTTCCTCATCAGTGGAAACAAATTGGTCGTACGCGGCTGCAATCCGATCAGGAGTGCATTCACGTTCGACCTTGTGAGTCAGGTAACAAATCTGACGCACAGCCCAGATACAGTCAGTATCGGGCGTTTCCAAAATGTCACCGTTTGCGTCGAAGATACGGCTGAAGAAACCTCGCAATAAAGCGGGGAGCCTTCTGTGGTGAACAAAAGATTTGTTCACCTCATGAGCCGGCCAAACGCCTTGATCAAGACCTCTTTCGAGAGCCTTGGCAAGCTTTGGCAGCGTGATAGTTAGGAAGCTATCACCCTCATCTTCACACCTTTTCGTGATATGTTCAATATCACGGGTGATGTCGATCGAGCAGATTCGTCCTACATCAAGTAGAACGGAGATATGGAGTTGAAGTAGGCTTTTCATCTCTCCCTTTCGAAGGGTTTGAGTCCAGCTTACACGCTCTAATACCTCAGTTAACGCGCCGCGAAGTCACAACCGTAAGGGCTGCGACAGCGAACGAGACCAGGAGGGAGACGAAGAGTGTACCGAAGATCAGGACGATCTCGGTCACTTACTTCTCTCCACCCAGGATCTTGACCGCGAGTGCGGCGGAACTGGCCGTCAGAAGAGTCGCAAGAGCGACAATCTGATCCTTGACCTCAGTGACGGTAAAACCGTCAAGAGGAACAGTGGCGTTGACACTAATTGCATCCGAAAGACGCCGGTTGACCGCCGTGAGGGGGTCAGCAGCAATCTTGTTGGTGCGAAGAGTGACAGACGTTCGGCGAGTGTCCTTGTTAGTGGACTGCAGAACACGGAGCTGGATAGCTCCATCCGCTGACGCATAGTCAGCGGAGTTCCCGTTGATTCCTACTCGAGGAAGCGACGTTGTAGTTCCACCAATGGTGACGGACTGAGGATCTGCGAGCATGGAAGCCCTCCGGATGGTTGTTATTGCAGGTTGTGTTTGAGCGAGTGAAGTTTAAAGTCTAGTACTCGTCTGAGACTTCACTTGATCTTCGTGAGACCAAGCGCACCGAGAATAGCAAGCTGAGAACCGGATAGGCTCCCAAGCGTACCAACTCTGAATCCATATGGGTTTGCACGCAGGCGGCGTTTGTACTCTGTACTAACGAACAACACACCAGAGGTGGGGTGTCCGGAGTACACAGATGGAATTTCGCCTGCAGGCTTCCATGAATACTGGGTTGTATAAACCGAGTGTTCCATGGCATAGCCATAGTGCATGATCAAGAGGTCGTTCGAAGCTTTTTGATTAGCTTCGATGGAGTCTCCAATTCGGAGAAACCAATCGACCATCCAGGACCAGGGAGCCAATTCCCACAAGGTGGCAGGGTCAAGCTTGACCGAAACCAACTGATTCAACCTCTCGAAATAATTCGTCGGGTCGAAGTTCAGAGGGTAGAAGGAAGTAAACTCTCCTTCAAACCATCTTGTGACTGATCTGGTCTTCGTCATGGACGACTCCGCTAAGATAGAGGAGCCGGACCCAGACGAAAACCAGGCAGCACCTGTCAGAGCACGTTGGTGATCTGGCAGGAGGACCCCACTATGACCGTAGTAGTGATCCAAACCACCAATGGTGGTTTGAGTCCCCGCATCGGAGAAAGTGGGCTGGCTGTACTTTCTGTGGACACGCTCTCCTTGGTTGGAGAGCAGCTCGGTAGCCCCACCAAGGGCTTTCGCAGCTTTGATTAGGTCGTTGATGAAGGGTTTCCACCCAAACTCAACGCCTAAATATCCGGAGCCTAGCGATCGGAAGAACTCAGCTGAGTTCTTGAACGCTTGAAAGGACATATTTGGAAGCCCCTCGCGGAGCTCACCCAAAAATTGTCCAGCATCGAATACCACAGAAGACGGTGCCGACCTATTGTAGGCTTGCTGGGCGAACGCATCCAACGCAGATTCCTTGTATGGAATCGGGTTGTATGAACCGCCGTTATGCACACTGGTAAGGTTATTCGAGGGAGTGACGTAAGCGAGGGTATTTACATACCTTCGAACGCCACTACTTGAATTCCATTGCCAAGTGGGCAGCTTGCCCGAAATAGTATGCCGTTGGAGCTCAAATGGATGTCCCCTATCAGGGGCTCCATGAGCCGGAAGACCTCGCTCGGCAAGCCGAGCTTGATATTTCCTTTCTGAACTTTGAGTCAGAAAGCCGGCATAAGGATCAATACTGAGGTTGGAGACCTCAGTGGAAAGCCCAAGGGCCTTCCGATGAGGACTTCCCCGATGGGAAGTCATCATCACTGAATCCTGAACTAGGTGATACTGAGTACCGTTACTCCACTGAGGAGTATAACGGTTACAGAAGTATTCACGATAGTATGGCATCGTCGATCCTCCATATGGAAGGAGCATCTCTCTCTGTACACAGTGACAGAAAGGGGTGATCGGCATCACCGGGAGGGGTTCCTTTGTGGGGAC